GACCTGTAGCTCAGTAATGGCCGAGCGGTTTAAATCCGACAGCGTGATGATGTCGGCGTCGTGCTGTTCATAACGTCCGGCGATATGCTGGACGGTGGCTAACGAGCCCGTGATGTTTTCCACGAGGCGCTTGATATTTTCGCGGTTGGTCATCGGTTAAAAGTAAGTTCCTTTATCTCACCGTTTGGGGCAAGCGTAAAGAAGCGGACTTGCGATCGGGCAAGCGACGGGTGCGTCTTGCGCTTCCAGAGTCCTAGGTCGGAGAGAAAGTCGGCGTGTTTGCGGGCGGTCATCTCAACGTAAGGGTAACCGTCTAGCAACAGGAGCAAGGCGTACTGGCCGGAGACGGTGCGGGCGATGCGCTTGATGCCGGCGGGCAGCGGACTGCTCATTGACCCGTCTTGGCCTTCTGCCACTTAGCCAGGGATGCGGTCATCACGGCCCGGGAGATTTGGCAGGTGATCATGTCAGACCCAAGGATGTCTTCCATGACGCGGGCGAGTTGATTGCCAGCGTAGCGGAGTTCGGCAATGGTCTGGGTCTGGTTATCACTGCGGGCCTCCGCGCTGCGGCAAGCCTTGACCCAGAAGTCTTCGTTTGTGTCAGGCATGGTTGCGGGCTTCCTGCCATTCCTCGATTGCCTCAATCAGGGCGTCAGCGTCGATGCGCTGGGCGTGGCGGACGCAGTACCAGAGTTCGTCACCGGCCTCGCGCATACCTTCGAGGCGTTCCTCCAGCTGCTTGATGCGGGCATCCTTAGCCGCGAGGAGGTTCTGGCCGTGCATGGCACCCATCGCGGCGGAGATGGGGTCGAAGGGATTGAAGTCAGGCTGGCTCATTTGGTCAGGGGGCGAGGGGGAAGGTTAAAGTTAGTCGCGGTGGCGGCGACCTGAGACTTGAAGGATGCAGTGGCCCCGTCGTCGTCAAGGTCAACGGAGATACCGCAAGCCGTCTGGATTGACTGCCGGCGGATGTAGGTGATGGCGCCGCCAATCTTCTGGGCGTCTAGACCCTCGGCCTTGACCATCAGGCGACCGAAGTCGAAGCGCTCACCCGAGGCGTGGAGGAAGGCGGTGTTGATGCCGACCTTGCCTTCCTCGGAGACGAGCGTCTGGATCAGCGCCAGGTTGTGCTCGAACAGGACGGGCTTGATGGCGTCGAGCAGCGCGTCGAGGGAGACGTAGCGGTTCTTGAAGCCGGGGTTTACTTTGTTGGCCTTGACGTTGTCGAGCTCTGCGAGAGCGGCGACTAGGTCAGAGGTGGGGGATTTGGGCGTGGTGCTCATGGTGGAAATTATTTGGCGTCGGTGGACTTGGTGACTTCACCGGCCTTGATGGTGGCCTCGATGTCAGCCAGGGACATCCGGGTGTAGTCGGGGACGAAGAGGTTGTAGTACGTCACGCCGTTGCGGACGGTCGGGGTCAGAAGGCGGGCGACCTTCTGATCAGGTAATACGATGTATGACGAGTCGGCGATGATGCGGTACTCGGAGGGTGATTTGATGTCTTTCTTCATTGGGAGATTAGTTAATGACGCCGCGAGAGGCGGAGTCGAAGATGAGGAGGGCGTCGGCGTTCCAGAGCGTGACGGTCTGGGTCGGGAAGAGTTCGGCAGCGCGTGCCTTGAGTTTGTTCTTCCACTGGGTCGTAGTCAGTTCGCCCTTCGTGCCACAGGTGTGCGTCTTCTGCCAGATGGCCGGACGGATCCGGTGAATCTTCCAGCCCATAGCGACGGCGGCGCCGTAGAGTACGCCCGTGTTCCACATCAGTTTGCCGATGGCGGAGCCGGGGATGTTCTTGCCAGCGAAGAGCGGAGGCTCCTCTAGGTAGAGGCTTACGTCCTTGGCCTTGCAGCTAAGTTCGGCGAGCAGTTGGCATACCTCGACATCAGACCCGGGCATCTTAGCGCACTCGACAGGATCACCGTCGACCGACCAGACGATGCCACCATTCACGCCAGGGTCGATTGCTACGAGCAAGTGCATGGGCAAGACCCTTGTCACTTCCCACGCTGGGACAAGCGGAAAAGATTGCCGACGCGTAGGGCGTAGTCGTTTGGGGCAAAGTTCCAAGACTTGGCGCCTTCGTACCCACGGTTCCAAGCCAGGGCTAACTGCTCAGGGGTGGGGGTCGAGTAGCCGTCAGCCTTGAAGCGCTTACGGAGGATGCGGAGGTGGGCCGCCGCGATCATGTCCTGGGCGGTGACGTTGCGCCACTGCGACCACTGGTAGTGGAAGTGCTTATCGGACTCGAGCAGGGCACAGGCGTCGTCCCATGCGGCTTTGCCTACCTGATACATCCCACGCTCACCGGCCTTGCCGATGGCTTTGCGGTTCTGGCCTGACTCGACCATGGCGATGGACTCAAGGAAGGTAGCGTCGGAGGCCGCAGCTGAGTTAAAGCCGAGGAGGAACAGGGCGACGATGGAGAAGGGGCGCATGGGCTTAATCACGGCTGGCCCTTGCCCTCCTTGGCGGACTTCCAGATTGCCAATGCCCTTAGGAAGTTTTGGGCATCCTTTTCGTCTCCGCTTGCCCATTCAGAAATCATCGCATCCCCGGCCTTGGTCAGACGCTCGACCTGTGCTTCAAGGGTGCGGACAGAGGCGTCAGATTTAGCCATAGCCAATTTAGATTGGTTAAGGTTGCTCTCGACAAGAGCGGTCAGCCGCTCGACCTCGGCCTTGAGGCGGGAAATGTCGGCAAGCCTGTTATCGTAATGTGCTGATGCTTCGTTTACAGTTCTTTTGAACGCTTGATTTTCCAGACGGAGGTCATCGACCTCGGCCTTGAGGCGGGCGTAGTCCTCCCAGCGAACCCACCTTGAGTCTGTTTCTTCAAGGATTACCTCCCACAAGTCCCATGGTTTCGATTCGCTCATACGCGTCTCGGGACTTGTGATCCGGCGACCTCGAAGCCGTCGAGCTCGTAGGAGTATTGTATGCCGACCCAGCCGCCCGCCGCGACGTATGCCTGGAGCGATACCTTGGTAGCGCCGTCTTCGTGCAGGGCTTCGTGGTAGTGGGCGAGTATCTTCTTCACGTTGGTCGACGCAATGGCTGCCTTGGCCGAGCAGATGTCCCCGGTCATGATGCGTTCGTTGACCTCGTAGATTTCGATGAGCAGGTTACGCATCCCCTCGAGGTGCTGGAAACTACTCATGGGGGTAGGCGTCAGGGGTGATGGCGGTGCCCTTGATGATGGCGTCGTCCTGATCGCGGACGCGGGCCTTGAGCAGCCTGATGTCGGCGGCCTGCTGCTCGATGATGCCTCGCTGGATGTCGAGGATGTCGTCGAGCCGGTCAGCGTAGGCTTTGACGGCGTTGGCGCTCATGTGGAGGGTGCGGGCGTAGGCCCAGGGGACGAGCCACCAGAAGGCGGGCATCTTGTTTGGTCGGATGGTGGTGATCATGTCGGGGGAGTGGGCGAGAGGGTCAGGCATGGGTAAGAGCTTCGAGGCGGGCCTTGCGCTTGGCGTAAGCCTTACGGAGCATGGCCCTGAACTTCTCTGGGTTGGCGGCTTGCCATGCCCGTGCGGCGGCGATGCGTGCGGCCTTGTTGCGTTGATAATAGTTCTGCATGTAGACCTTGCACTTGTCGCGGTTGGCCTTCTGCCACTCCTTAGCGTAGGTCTTGTATTTCTCCGGGTTGGCTTCGCGGCAAAGGCGAACCTTATAGGCTTTGATTTCAGCGTCGGTCATGATCGTATTACTTGATGCGCTTGTAAGGACCGCGGCGGTCGAGGTTCTTCCACTCGATGCCGGTGTTGGCGGCCCAGTTGCGAACGGAGTTGAGGGAGACGCCAAGGGCACAGGCGGCGTCGGCCTGAGTCTTGCCGGCTTCGTTCAAGGCGTTCAGCTGCGGGAACGTCTGTTCCAGTTTGCTGGCCGCCCAGGACTGCATGGGTCGCTTGAGCCTGACCGGGCGACCGGCGATGGTGATGGTGGTGATGTCTGCTGCTTTGGGCATGGTGGTGTGTGGTGTGGGTGGGAAATTAGAAGCGCTCGATAATTTCCAAGATGCCCGGAAACTTCGGGTCGAGGAACGTGGCGAGGGCGAACGCGGCGAGCGTAGCCCAGAAGAGGATGGCGAGGAGTTTGGTCATTGGTGGAATACAAGCACCTTGCCCGACTGAATTGCATTCGTCAAGCACCTTTACACAAATACCCTGTGACCCCATAAGGGGTCAGGGCAATTCGTGTCCCTCGGGTCGTGGGGGCCCGCCATGAACGAACGTACCCCTACCCGACTGAGTCCACTATGCCCCTAGGTGTGTCTCCGTCAAGGGGTATTAGACCCCTCTGGCTTGCCCTAGGAAGCCTTTTGACGGCGGGAGCGTAAGAAGACCGCCAACCCCACCCCTAGGCACCCCACAGCCAAGGCCCACCCAAGGTCGCGGACAGCCTTCAGCGCTAGGGTCGCAGCTGAGAGACCTTGCTCGACGGTGGCCGAGTCGGACTTGATGCCCGCGTCCGTCACGATCATGACCAGGGCGTCCCGAGATTGGAGGGTGTCGAGGACATAGCCGGAGATGTACGCCGACGACAAGGCCGACACGCCAGCGAAGACGGTCAGCAGCGTGACCGCGAGAAGCAAGTTAGCGCTTCCGCTTGGCTTTGCCTGGGGCTTTGCTTTTGCCATGGGGTTTCTTTGCGGGTCCGACTTCCGCGTCTCCCTTGTTCTTGATGTAGCGCATGAGGTAGTCGAGGCACTCAGGGGCTGCGTAGCCGGCGGCACCGACGACGCCCATGCGGAGGCCCGGGCTTTCGATGTGATCCGTGATAGCGTAACCGACCAAGGCCGCGGTGATAGCGGCGGCGAGCACGCGGCGGATGACCCAACCCACGGAGACCGGCTCCTGCGAGAGGAGCAAGCGGGCCGTCATGGCAAGGCCGCCGAGGATGGACGCGATGACGCCGTCCTTCAGTTCCTTCGGGATGGACTCCGGGTCAAGGGGCGCGCTCATTTGCGAAGGGTCGAGGTCAGTAACGCCAGATTAGCTACTGCATAACAGGCGAACATGAGACTCATGGGGTAGTTCTTAGTAATGAAAAAGTGAGCGATGCCCGCAGACGCATAGGCCAGCGAGGCGAGCGAGGGGACGCCGATCGTCAGGAACGTCTCGACTGAAATGGTCATTCGATAACTGTTCTCCGGTAGCCAAGTTTCCACATGGCTGAGGCAATCCTGTTGGCGGCTTTCTCGACAGCCTCTTCGTCTAGGTACGGCAGCGCGTCGTGGAGTAACTCGTGGGCGACCGTGTCAATCATCTCCTCCTCTGACTGCCTAGGGTCCACGTGAATGTCGCCGAAGCCTTTCCAGCAGTAACCGAAAGGAGTCGGGCACTTCGGATCGTGCGTAGGCTTGACCCTGCCGAGGACGCGGAAGGTAAAGTGAGGCTCGCCGTATTGGACGGCAGGCGGGTCAGACTTGGGGCGGGGGCTGCTCATTCGTCTTTAGTGATTTCGGCTTCGTCCTTCTTGTCCTGGACATCGTCGGAAACTTTGTCGGCCAGCCACCAGAGGAACAACCCACTTGCTATGGCCGCCGTTCCAATAGCCACATACAGGAAAGCCGGACTGTCGATGATGTGAGGCAGTGCGCCGCAGAAGGCTCCGCACAGGAGCAAGGGCAGACCAACGCGGGGGCCACCGCCAAACGCGAAGGCCAGCGAACCGACAACTGCCAGCCCCGCACCAGTTAGACTCCAGATGTCCTTAGACGCCTGAGCCTTCACGCGCTCGACCTCGGCGGTGAGTTCGACGATGCGGGCGTCCTTCAGCTGAGAGACGCGGGCGGCTTCCTTTTGGTCGGCCTCGAGCTTCTCCCAGGCTAAGGTGACAGCGGTCGCTAACTTGCG